GGGGTGTCCCCCCAAGTTAGTTTCCAAATAAGATACCTGCCATCCCATCTTTGATTCTCAAAATGTTGTAGTTAACGGCATATACGAATATAGATTCATCCGTTCTATTTATACCTCTCACTGCGTTCCGGATAATAAGTTTAGCGTTGTCGATACGACTGAAGTTGCACGTCCCAGTTGGACTGTATTCGGATGCATTTAAACAAAAGTGTGTTGTGTAAAATCTCGTATACAGCATAGCTTTGTTTACGGGGTCATATACAATTTGACCAAATTTGGATTTGAAATAATTCTCAATTGTGTGAAAGTACATGGGATTCATGGATTCCAATAGGGGTGTACCATTGAGGTGAATGTCACATGTGTCAAATGAGAAACGGTCATTTATATAGTCACTACCCGTTGTACTGAACCCGAAGAACAAAGACTTCACTGGATGATTAAACTGTGAAATATCTAAACTGTTGTAGTTGGATTCGCTAAAATCTATGGGAAACTCCACCCGTTGTACCTGTGTAACCACCATATCTAACTGACGCTTAATTATTGCCTCCCTTTCATCTGTATCCAGGTAAATATAGTTTCCATACAGAGTGATTTTTTTCTGCGCGGGGGTGGGGCCAGCCACATTATAGTGTGCGTCATCGAAATTGATTCGTAGTTCAACTGTGTGATTCTGTAAGGCTACGAGGGGAAGCACAGTCCCACCGTCACAGAAGAAAAAGTGGAGGGGAACGAAGGCGATGTTTCCTATGTTCGCCTTTGTATTTATTTCCTGTGATTTCGTGTACGTTCCTGCCAAATAATTCGGCCATATATCACTACCGTAGTCATAATGATGGGAATCCACCTTTTGACCACCTATATAGAGATCGATTGTCGAATTGTAAAAGAGATTCGAAGATATGTTACTTTCACCGGTACCTTGGAACCATAGACCATTTATGATATCACCGTATACTGGAATCGTTATCGAGTTGTCGGTGTTTGTTATATCCTTAATCAACTTGGGGGCTTGTGAAAAGTTTGTATGCCTCGCAAATTTTGTTCGAAAAAATGAATGACCATCATCACTGGTGAGATAAACATCTTGCACACCCTTAGAAACAAGTTGTATTAATGCACCAGACATTTATTTATTAATTAGATTATAAAAATAGACACTTTCCCTGAGGGAAGTCATCCTTCTTCTTTTCTTCTCCACCCTTTCCATGAATTTTGAACCCACCTTGGCGATACACCTTCATTCTCTTATAGTACATTGCTGTAAAGACTGACCATGGGTCGTGGATGTCGTAAATGTGGGGGTTATTCTTTTTACCCTTGGTCTCCCTCATGATGCGTCCAATACTTTGAACAATGTCAGACTTTGGGGAGGCCAAGATGACCGTGTCTAGGGTTGGTATATCTAAGCCTTCATGGGCTTGACTGAATGTCGCGAAGATGATCTTCTTCTTGGAGGATTCTTGGAGATCCTTCTCCTTCATACCACCCATGTAGAGCCCAGAGCTCTTTGGAAAACATTGGTGAAGAAATTCACAATGAAATCTTCTATCGCTTAAAACGAGGAGTTGCCTCGTTCCCGCTGAAGCCTTTTTTACGAGTTCTGCCAACATTTTGTTCCTATTTCTGTCTTCGACCAACTCTGTGATCATATTGGGCATAGAGATCTTTCCATTCCTCATAGAGGGTGGGGGGTTGCGGTAATTGAAGCATTCGTAGGTGACTGTAAATACCTCCACCTGTTCCTGATTTTTCCTCTCGACGGCGAAGAATGTGGGTCCCATGAACCAGTGGAGGACTTTGGTGAGTCCATCCTTCCTCTCTGGGGTTGCAGAGAGACCGAAAATATGCTTTGGACACAACTTGAAGAGAGACTGACTGAATACTTTGGCGCATATATGGTGGGCTTCATCTACAATGAGGGTCCCAACACTTTCAAAGTCCGAAAAGCTGTACTCCTTTAGGGAAAGAGATTGTAACATGGCGATGACAAAGTCACAGTCAACCTGTTTCTTATCCTGTTGGACGACACCAACTGTAGCCCCGGGACAAAACTGTTGGATTCTCTCCCTCCACTGATCAGCTAAGAACTGTTTATGAACGACAATCATGGTCCTGTAGCCCAACTTACACGCTATTGCCAGGGATACGGTGGTCTTCCCAAAACCACACGGGAGTGAGAGAACGCCATGACCCGCCTTAAGAGCTGCAGCAAGTGCTTCGTTTTGGTGTGTTGCGTCTCGAAGGGTACCGGCAAACTTCGTTCTAATCCGGGTGGGTTGGGGTCTTCGGTCCTCCTTGGGTTCACCAAGTTTCTCGACACCATAGAAGCGCGGGACACAGATACCATTTTTAGTCGTTTTAAAAACTTTAAAAGGTGGTGGCGGAAATCCATAATCTCCATTGACTATAGGTCTTACGGTAAGTTCTTTTTTAATTTCTTGGAGGGGTCCCCCACCCGTGAGGTACCCAGTTCTAGTGAGAACTGTCATATCCTTAAATATCATAGTGAAACTTTAAATATATTCAGAAGATTTAAGAATCCAGGTAAGTCCTGAATGATTTCCAACATTCCAGTATCCCTTAAATTCAGTTTCAATTTCCACTTCATCTCCCCTGACTAACGACTGTATAGGTTTACCTTTGACTTCACACATCACCCGTCTATATCTAAATGGAACTTTCACTTTGAGGATATTTCCTTCTAGGGGGTTGTCTGGTGTACCAGTCGTTGTGAGAAGGTGTTGTTTATAAAGATGAACAGTGTATATTTTTTTTGAAATGTTTTCTGGAATTAAAAAACGGATATACATCTTCCCATTGTATTCATACATTGGTTCGTAAACGGATGCTGAAATTTTCATTGATGTCTATTACGATATACTAAAATTATAACTATAAGTATCATAAGTAAAAGGATTACAAGTTGACTAACTGTAAATGGTTTTATAGGTTTTCGTGTTCCGAAACATTGGTGACTAAGTGACCTAGAAACTTCCACCGCAGATTCTATACTCGAATATGGTGTATGTCTGGGAGACATCATACCACACATGGCAACTTTAGAGCATTTCCCAAAAAAGGGGAGCTGTCCATATAGACTGAGAACTCCCGAGGATTGTGAAAAGGTCCATCCATCATTTTCATTCCAATCTGCACCCCACCCAATTCTTATATCTTCTGGTGGTGGTAAACCAAGTTGTTCAATAACTTCAAGTTTTAACATTTCGGGAGTATTAGATAGAATTTCTCTGGTTATTTTGCATATAACACATGATATAGTTTTCCCGTCCGATAACACTCTAGGTTGTAAATTCCAAGATGTTGTCGCAGCGATCTCGAGATCGGATTTTATTTTTACAGGTTCGTTATAATCAAGTAAAACATTTATGGCTCCGTATGTACTTTCACGAACCTTTTTATCAGCTTCGGGTCCCCAATTATCTCCCAAAAGTTTTAAAGCTGGGCTATTGTCTATACACAAAAATAAATATCCATCATCAATAGTCGTATTGTTGGATAATGAAGCCTTATATGTATCATCCATATATTCAACATTTTCAACTTCAACATCGTAAACAAAATTTACACCAGCTTCAATAAGAGCATTTTCCATTTCATCACACATAAAACGTCCAGAACCCTTTTGTGTATAGGGTTTTGAGAGAGCCACGTGATTGAGATTATTTACAAACTCATAGGCTGACATAACATCCCATGTAACACCGTCCATTATAAGAGGAAGATGTTCGAGAAGGGTTTTAGCACCCTCACTCACCGCCCCTATTGCATCTTTTAAACTAATACTCCTGTATTTATCTGGTTGTGTAAAAACTTTGAATATGAGGGTCAACAGTATACCATAATCTTTTACACCAAGAGAATTTTTTAGAAATGTGGTATGTCCCCCATCATCTTTAGATGGTTCGAAAACATCATTCCAATTTATATTCATTTCTTCAAATAAAGAACGTGTATTTACAAAGGCTTTATCAAATACAACTCTATGTGCGTGAATATCTCTCAGACCAGTTTCAGGTTCCCACCATGAACCACCAGCTGACGTCTTTTTGTCGTAAATTGTTATGTCATGGTCTTCACCTGAGTGAATAATCTCCCAAGCGAGGGACATACCCGTTGGGCCGGCACCAATTATATGAATCTTCATTCTACTTTTAGTAGATATTAAAAAATATCTTCATATGATAGGTATGTTGACTGTAATAAAACCCTTACCCAAACCAACTCAACAGAAGGTAAAAACTTGGAAGTTTGCCGCCAAATTCCTGTGGAAAGAGCGTTTTATCGAAGATAAATCGGAGCTCGGGAGATGGACAAAAGATCAACTTCTCGATCTTGGTCCAACATTTGTAAAATTAGGACAAATTGCGTCCACGAGGGGGGACCTCTACCCCCCAGAGTTTACCCGTGAACTTGAATCTCTCCAAGATGACGTTCCCGCCTTTGATTATAATTTAGTTAGGGATCAGATTGATCTAGACATTTTCAAGGACTTTGATGATATCCCCTTTAAGTCTGCTAGTATTGGTCAGGTCCACAAGGCTACCCTCCAAAATGGGAAACCTGTAGTTGTAAAATTGAAAAGACCGGGTATTTATGATACGATGCAATCCGACACAGAAACTTTGAAACAAATTCTAAAAATAGTTCAATCTCTGGGGATTGATACTGGGAATAGTTCAGACTTTGTTCTCAATGATTCGATTGAATATCTTTTGGGTGAAGCAGATTATATTCAAGAAGTTGATAATGCGATCAAATTTAAGAGGTCTCTGAAAGATGTTGAATGGATTAAGATTCCACGGGTGTATAAAAAATACTGTACGAATGAAATGATTGTAATGGAATATGTACCAACAGATAAGATTACCGAAATCAAGGATAAGAAAATCAATAAGATAAAGGTGTGTGAAGCCCTGGTGAATTCATACGTCATACAGACCATGGAGGCGGGTTTGTTCCATGCTGACCCACACCCCGGAAACTTGGGTATTTCGAGGAATGGTAAGCTAGTCTTTTACGATTTCGGATTAGTCATCCCACTATCGGATGAACTCAGAGAGGGTTTCAAAGACCTTTTCTTTTGTATTGTAAATAGGGACACCTCTGGGATAGTGAAAATTTTAATACGCCTGGGGGTCATCGTTCCAACGTCTACGGATATATCTGACATCGAACTCTTTTTTGAGAGCATCCTTGGGTACCTGGAGACCCTGGATGGGGGTGCTATCGTAAACGATGAACTCGCCGCTGAACTGGCTATGGAGAAACCCTTCGTCGTACCAACAAGTTTTGTCTACCTAGCAAAGTCCTTCTCTCTCATAGAGGGTATATGCATTCAGTTGGATCCAGAGTTTAATTACTTCACCTACCTGGAACCCATGATTCAACAGCAGTTCCTGGAATCATTCGACTTGGGGGAAATGTTTATGAAGACGACGGAGATTCCCTCGAAGATTGGGAAGATAAGCACAGCTGTTCTGGGTTTGGAGAAATCCAGAGCATCTATGAGACGGTCGATGGTTAAAACGAGGCAGGAAATACGGGTAGTACAATACAGTATAATTTGTGTTGTATTGGCGGAGAGGTTTCACGATACACCCTTGGCTGGTGTGTTTATATTGGGTGCGATATGGTTTACTTTTCGTAAAGATCGATAGACTTCTTTACACTCTTCTTGGGCTTGGACTTTTCATCCTTCTTGACAAGTTTCTCATGTTCCTTATAGTATTCCTTTAGCCTCCTCTGCTCATCGCGGACAATATCACTCAATTTACCTTTGATCTTGTCCACGTCCATATCCCGATCCTTCTTGATTTTTTTGCTGAGCCTCTTGAAGCCCTTTTTACTGGCGAAAATAGTTGGCGAAGTTGCGATGGCAAGCATTTATTATGTAGGGACATTTATTTTTAACCTCTTTAGTTTTTCCTCAAACTCCCTCCTCTCCCCAGGGCTCTCTATGGTCTTCCCCGTTTGAAGGGCTTCAATCTCGGGCCCCGTGAGATGCATCGCATTGACCCTGAAGTCTAGGAAGGCCTCCATCGTGACAGGGACTAGGGGCTTTACTAGGTCATAGATGGCGGTGGCATAGTCGCGGATCTCCTTTTGGGCGTGACCGTCCATCCTCAAGTGGAGAAAGTGCATGAGATTGTGGAGGTTCATCTTCCAATAAAACTCGGTGTAGGTAGACTGTGGGAGCACCCCACGACTCTGTTCACGGCAGGCTCCACCCTCTAGGAGTTCCTCGTAGACATCAAAGGCGTGGGTTAGGTGTTGGGATACCTTCCCGGTGAGATCCTCTCCAACATCGACAACACCCTCTGACCCCTGGTGGTTTACTTGGGACTGCCCCCTCAAAGTGTCTGGTTCATAATACTCCTTGGGAACGACGGAGTAACGGGCGGATAGCTCATTAATTGAGGCTGTTCTATGTCGCATATGTTGTCTTGCGATGTAGATGGGCATCTTAATGTGAAACTTGAATTCGACCATTTCGAACGGAGTCGTGTGCCAGTGGCGAAGGAGGTATCGTATGAGACCCCTGTCTCCTCGTGTGGACTTAGTCCCATCTCCATAAGAGACTCGGGCTGCCTGTACGATCGACGAATCCAAATCTTTTTGAGGCATGTAATCAACGAGCCTAACAAATCCATGATCCAAAACTTTTTCCATTATAAATATCTATCCGTTTATTTCTTTATCTATCATAAAGAGAACTATATCGAGATAATGCGTCTTTGAGATTCCATTTCACATCTATTTTGTTTGGTTCGTTTAAACTATAGCAATATATGTTTTTAAATTGTTCAGTTGGTATGTTAGCTTCCCAGAAAATATCAAGAACAAACTCGGCTACATCACGAGTTTCTATCACACTATCTTTCATAATGGGAACAAAATCCTTTATAATTTTATCGGGAAACTTTTTGGTTGCTAATATATTAGTATAAATATAATCAGTTCTCATGTCCTTTATTTCAATTAAACCTGTTGGAAGAATGTAGAAAAAATGCCAATCTGGTAGATTATTAAACATGTCATTTATATTTATATCTTTTTTTCTATAAAAATGATCATATTCAAACTGAATCATATCTACATTTACATTTCCTATTCCATTTAACACAGCAAGATCGTGACCATCTGTATCAATTTTTAAAAAATCTATATGTTTGATGTCATTTTTTGAACAATATTCCGAAATACTAAATTTATCGTCATCGACAATAGTTTTATTAACGAAAATGTTTTCACCATCGTAGTTTACGTTTCGTTTATACATTTTATACTCGGGTTTGTTTTTCCATTCATCACCAGAAGGTATAAAAGCGGGGTCGAATAAATGTACGGTGGTGTCAGTATCAACTTCCGCGGGAAAACAAGACCCTGTTGCACCCACATCAAAGATACAAGCTTTTGGGGTATTTTTAAGTATAGATTTTAAGAGAGAAAGTTCACCATTTACATTATGATTACAACATATGCGATAACAGAAATATGGCATACTAAATTTATTTTCATTATCCTTTATCGTAATCCATGTGTCTAATGAGGGTTCAGTCATTAATTAAAATTTAAGTTAATTCTTTAACCATATCACCAATATTCTTGTAGTATCTCTTCAAATCTTTCATGAACCTTTTATTATTTTCCAAAACTTCACAATCAACTTTGTTCAAATAAATCCAAGCTAAATTTGATTTTGAATATTTTGTAGCTTTTTGATTTTCATTAGGTCTCCTTGGAACCAACTTTGTCGTTTTCTTCTTCTTGGAGGCCGGGGTAACCTCTTTTCTATTCACGAAGGAAAGTGCCTGCATGACAGTGTCCGCCAGGTCGTCCTTCTTCTTAGATTTGAGGAAGATTGGTAACCAATGTGAATTGGTAGGTCCATCACGGATAAAGGATTCGCACCTCTCTATGGACACCTTTTTCCTCTTATTGTACTGTGCCTTTCCCGGACCAGCCACATCTGGTATTTTGTGACGAGCATCGTATAGAATCGTTTCGGCTTGGGGACACCTGATGATGAAGTATGCGTGAAGGAAGTGCATAACAGAGACCATTTTCTTATTACGTTCAGGTTGCTTCTCTATCAAGATTGTCTTCGCCCCAAGGACCCAAGGTCTCTCATCGAGGTGGTCTCTCATGGAAACATATACACCATCCTTATGTTGTGGTGGAATTCCATCAACATCCCATTCCTTAACGAGATTACCCGAGTCCTCATCCAATAGACACATCGCTAAATTCCTTATACCCACATCAATAGAGAGAATCATTAGTTAAAACTTTAAATATCTCTTTAACTTAATGAGGTATATAGCCCATCGTGGGTATTCACTGGAGTACAGGGACAATAGTATCAACGCGATACTATGGGCAATAAATTTGGGGTACGATGGAATTGAAATTGATGTTCAACTTTGTGGAACTGGGGAAATTATTTTATACCACGATGTGTACATTGATAATTATTTCATATCAGAAACTTCTTTTGAAATTCTAAAAAAGTTTGGAATATGTTCTCTCCAAGAAGTGTACGACAAATTACCCAAAATAATTTACAAGGATCTCATTCTTGACATCAAGGGTAACAACATCGAGGTGATCGGGGCACTTGAGGATTTTTACATGAGAAGATCAACGGAAAGAGTTACATTTTGTAGTTTCAATCGAAGAATTCTAAAGATTCTACCAGATTATTACAAGAAGGGTTCTACATTTGAAACAACTTTCCACCCGAGAGAGTATGATATGATCACTCGGAATTTATCGATGGTGGTCGTTCATTGGACATGCCTCGATCACGAGTTTATAACCTACTGTAAGTCTAAAAATATTAGGGTCTACACATATACACATAAGGAACCAAAGGAGTTGGAATATATGTATAAGTATGATGTTGATGCTATAATTACAAATGGAATTTAATTACTTACGCTTCTTCATAAAGTTCTTGGTGGCACCCTGTCCAGCTGGGGACATCATGAAATAAAGAGCCGCGAGAATGGCGATGCAGAGGACACACGCAGATGCCGCCGAAGCCATCTGACCACCCCCCATGATGTTCCCGATTCCTGATCCAATACCTTCCGCCACATTCGCAAAACCCTGACCGATACCTTCAGCTGCTTCTGCGATACCACCATCCTTCTTGGTGACAGTGGCATCAGCCGATGCCGCGAGTTTATTGACGGTGTTACTTTCCGCGAGACTTTGGGTAAGCTGATCCGTGATGGCTTTGGCCGCAAGTACCGCGACCATATCCTGGTTCCAGTTAATAGACCCACCTTCTGCACACCTGAAACCGTTGACTGTGAGAACACCATCTTGTACAGATACCTGTTTAGCTACAGCGCGGTTGACATTGTTAGTTGTAATTGTATTTTCAATAATATTTTGAACTTCCATCTTCACATTCTGCTTAATTTCCATATCGGTGTCTCCACCTAAACCGAGGTCAGACAAGTTACCCATCTGTGACGTCTTTTCAAGTGCGGCACTGGCTGACGCCTGCATATCATTGGTGATTGCGTTCTTTATTTCCCGTACCTGTTCATCTTTAAATTGTGATACAGATTGTGTCGACGCATCAATCTTCTGTCCAAAATTTGCCGAGCAACCTTCAACATTTGTCAACCGAACAACTAACTTTTGCATGTTTACCTGGTCTGCGAGGGACTCGGTCATATTGGAATTAATTTCAGTGTAAATACTTTTGTTGATCGATTTCATATCGAAAGTTTGTTCAACTTTTTGAGTTGTGGAACCTCCTCCACCCATCGTGTTATTACATTTCCCTGAGAAAAAAACTTTACAATATAATAATAATGGCTTGTAAGGTTACGTTAGGAGAACTAATTTTTAGTGGTGAAAAGAAACACGAAATCCCAGAGGGTATGAATTTAATAGGTGAAACGTTGACTGTAAGTGGATGTGGTACATTTGATGTTGTCGCGGTGGAATTATTAACACCCGATAATAAGATTGTGAGTGAATCATTTGTAAATGGTGAATATCCATTCGATGCTTTGAAGGGTAATCCTGTAAGTGTCACCATTAGCGATGTGTTAAATAACGATGCGATTGATGATTTGGGAGAAGATGAATACGATCCAGATTTTTTCAAAGAGAAGCGGTACCCACCATTTGACAAACCTCCATTGGATATGCTACCGATTACAAGGTTCCCAAAAAAATTTGACTGGAAGGATGACAATGTTAAAAACCTGACCTACCTATCTGTAAGTTCAACCTGTTCATTATGTTGTTGTATACTTATGTTAATCCTATTAAAGAGAAAATAAGTCGTCTAACTATGTGGTGTTGGTGGTGTTGTCATCCATTTGAATGGACACCTTTAAGTATGCCCCACAAATATGATGATAGGACAAAGGTATTTCAAACATCCGGTAATTTTTGTTCTTGGAGTTGTATGAAATCTTATACCATAGATACATATGGGATAAATAGGGGTGGTCTCGTGTGTGGAAATATAGTACTCATGCGAAAACAAATGTTTAATCAGATAGGTCCTATAAAAAAGGCTCCTTGGAGGTATAGTTTGAAAGTATTTGGGGGAGACCTTTCGATTGAGGAGTTTAGAAATAATTTAACTAAAGATGTTTCAGAATCTTTACCTGAACCTATCAAAACGAAACCAAAGGTTGAAAATGTGATACCATTTATTTCAAACACGAAAAAGATGAATGAAATAAAAAATGCGACATCTGATAATAGTTCATTGAAACTTAAGAGAAATAAACCACTAAAACGAAATCATAACAATTTGGAATCAGCATTGGGCTTGATCATAACTCCCAAATCCTAAATTTCTCATTTGTTTACTGGTGGGTCTCGATGGGGGGGCACAATTACTATTGACCCACTGACACCCATCATGGGCCTTCCACCTAATGTCAAATTTTTCCATAGCTTTTCTACATATGACACATGGAAGTGATATAGCATCACCGTGGATATTCCGTCTAGAAACCACCAACTCTCCATGTTTCCTATGTAACCAGTCTGTAAATTGATGAGGTTTGTAACCCTTTTTCATACATTCTCTATAGAGGTGCCTGATGAGTTGTCTTTCTGAACACATATGATTGTTACTAACAATCACAGGTCCCTTTGACATATAACTTGTGACTGTACAATATTTCATATTTCACAGTTGGTACAAGAATTCCCAATGTGTACAAAAGAGCACTTCGTGCATTCACTTAGGGTATTGATATTCTTTTTCGGGACTAATCCCCTGGCAAAACGTTCTAGTTCCTTTACTGTGTAAAGTCCATACTGGACCATAATTTCAAGTGTTGGGAATCTCATATATTTATGTACATCGGTATTCCTTATATGTATTTATAAGCAGGGAAACAATTTCATTAGGGACTTTTGAGCTTTCATCATGGTGACAAAGCTGTCGATAATTGGGGGGACCATCGATTTGAGGACAACTTCAAAGTCACTATCCTGTTCACCTGCGTCAATTTGTTCGATGATATGATTAAGGATTGATATCACGAGTTTCTTTTTTTGGGGACCAGGGAGTCTCTTAAATTTGGCGACTTCGAAGACGAGTCGGGACACGATTGGTGGAATATCTTCCTTGGTCAGTCCATCATCGATATACTCAACGCGGAGTTCTTCAACTAACTTGACGACACTTTTGGCTGAAATTTTTCCAGCATATTTTTGTAAAATAGAATCCATTTGTATAATAATCTGTCATAATAATATATGAACTTTAACGAAGCTATATCAACTTTGGCATTTAGTTTAAGTTTTGTTGAGATGTTCTCTGAGGTTAAGAAGGCTGATTTTGTCAGTGTGGAGCATAAGAATATCATACTTTTGAGTTTATTCACGAGTTGTTTATGGTTTATATATCAGTATAGGACGATAGGAACCAATGCCACGACTCTCGCAACTGGTTTGGGTATATTTGTACAGCTGTATATTTTGAATAAGATTTTGTTGAAAGAACAAAAAGACTTAAAGATTCGGAGTGAATGAGAAGTATAAGATGTCCACCATTGCCCAACTGAAGCCTACCTATGTGAAGCGTTACGACACTCGGGCGAGTGCGTCCCGGAAGTCTACGACCCGCCCGGTCCCAACACCTTCGAAGGTTCCAAACAAGGCCGCGCGTTTTGCGGAGGTCGTCAATGGACGTGCCGCGATGCAAGGCATTCTTTGGGGTTCCCTGGATTGGATGATGTCAGGGGAGAATATCATTCAGCAGTGTGAGGATCCAATGTATGCGTTGGCCGCCACTGGTGTTGTTACGACCCTAGCTGCGGCGTCTGCCATCACCGTCAAGGGCTTCGAGGAGGAGGAGTTTTGGTCCTTCACCCCCGAGGCTGAGCTCAAGAATGGTAGGTTGGCCATGCTTGGGTTTGCCACTCTATTTGGATTGAGCGCCATGTAACCTAAATATTCAATTAATTTTACCTTTTCTTCTAATGAAAATGTTCCTGCCCTGCGCATCACGTAGGCCAAGAGCATGATCAGGATATAGACATTTACAGCGACTGGTCTCATTTAAGCAAACTTAGGTTTTTTGTAGACCAGGAAACCACCGACCATGAGTGCGACGATGAAGGTGATTAGGCTGAGAGAGTTGTAAGCGGTGGAAATCTTCTTGTCCTCTGAGCCAGCGTTACACTTGCGGGAGTAGTTGAGGGCGATGGCGCTACCGATGATACCCATGACGGAGTACACGAGGGTGAGGACCCCAGTCAACTTGGCCTTGGAAACCATGGCGATGAAGAGGGTGAATGGGATGGCGAGGGCAATCGCGAGGGTAGCGGAGAGGAGGCGGCTGAGGTTTTGTTGCATCTTGTTGTCCGCGAGTTCTGGGCAATTCGAGAATGTACCAATACCGGCGGCCGCTGTGATCATGTAGATGACAGCGAGAATGAGGGTCACGACAATAGTCATCGTGTCAATCTTAAGCTTGGATCCCTGACCAACTGGGACGACACCAGCGGCAACGGTGTTCGCCGCGCCACCCGCCATAGCAGACATAGTTCCGAGAGCTCCGAGAGCAGCCATTGTTTATTATACTTGTAGAAAATATTATATCCTGAGGAAGTTAAAAGGATGGAACTATTTTAACAATAATGAAAATATCATACGCCATAACAGTTTGTAATGAAGCGAAGGATTTATATTCCCTATTATCTTTTTTGAAAAAGGTCAAAGATCCCTGTGACGAAATTAATATACTCGTTGATACATTACATGTTACTAAAACTGTTAGAGATGTTCTTGAACATTTCAAAGACAATATAGTTGTAAATGAGCGGGATTTTTGTGGTGATTTTGCAAAGCATCGCAACTTTCATTTGGAGAGGTGTTCCGGGGACTATATTTTCGTGGTTGACGCTGATGAGATGCCCCAAGAAAAACTCGTAAAGGGTCTAAAGAAGATGATCGACGAAAGTGGGGCTGATTTAATATCGGTTCCCCGTATAAACATTCACCCCGGGGCTCAGGAACACTGGTTGAGAGAATGTCAATTTAAAACGAATGAGGTTGGGTGGATAAACTGGCCAGACTACCAAGGTAGAATTTTCAAAAATGCACCTGGGTGTATATACTATAGTAGGGAATTGCATGAAAATGTGGTGGGTGCCGAAAAGTCTGTGGTCCTCCAAGCGGATCCTTCTGTGGCCCTATGGCACATCAAGTCTGTGGACAAGCAGGATAGCCGATGGGAAGATGGTAGATATGTTTCTCCATCAAATACAAACCTATATGACACACTGATGTAATTTAAAGGGTGGTGGAGTAGTAGATGTAGTATGATTAAAACACCCAATGGAATATTTGACATAGATGTCGAGGATTGTTGGATCCGTAATCACATGTGTTCTGGAAAAGTTTTTGAACATCACATAATCAACGATATGTTGAAGCCATATGTAGAGAAATCTAAATACATTGTAGACGTCGGTGCGAACATTGGGTGCCACACTGTGAGCTACGCGGGGTTCAATACAGATTCTAAAATTTGGGCATTTGAACCACAAGAAAAATTATATGAAATTCTGACAAAGAACGTTAAACAGAATAATTATAGTGACAGAATTGATGTATATAAACAGGGTCTCGGGCACTGTAAAATGTCCTGTGAGCTCGTGAGTTTAGATAAAATGGATCGAGATTTACGTAACGGGGGGTGTAATAAGGGTGGTGCTGGTATTGGTAAAGGTGGTGAACATATGACTATAACAACCCTCGATTCTATGGAATTACCTGGTCTCGATTTCATTAAAATAGACGTAGAAGGTGCAGAGAGCCTCGTCATTATGGGTGGTAAAGAGACGATAAAAAAATATAAACCCGTCATATGTTTTGAACATAATTATCAACGAATCGATCCCAGAGATGTTAACCTCGAGCAAGTACCAACACCATTTGAAGAATTGGTAAAACTGGGGTATAAAAAGTTTGAATATTTAGATTGGGATAATTATTTGGCATTTTCATAAGTTAAAAGAAAAATGGATATTTAAGTAAATGGAGTTCGGGAAGATTTATGGTCGTTTCTTTTTGAAACAAGATCTGGGTATAGAAGATGATGACACTCCACATACAGTCACTATATCTGAACTTATGGAGACATTTACATTGTGGCCCGGTTGGATACAGGATTTTCCGGGTAAAAGTGTGCAACTTTTTACCATGTTTGAGACATCCGATGTACACCCAGATATCATAAAAAATATGAAATTATTTGACAAGGTTATTGTTCCATTTGATTATCTTAAAGATATTTTGGTTGGACATGGTGTACATTGTGAAGCTCTAAATTGGTGGACTTCACCTTTAATTAGAACATGTCCCAAAGTTATTAAAAAGAAATCCAACCCCGAAAAGATTGTATTTCTTTATGTTGGAACTAATGATATTAGAAAGAACTTGGTGAAGCTTGTAGATACTTTTATAAAATGTATCGATGGCACGGAACATAAACTAATTGTAAAGACAAACACCACTGATGGTCTACCACAATGTGAAAATATAAAATACATAACACACCGACTAAATTATCATGAGATGGCTGGACTCTATAACATATGTGACTATGTCGTGTCATTTTCACATGGGGAAGGTGTTGGCCTTCCGATGCTCGAGGCTAAATATTTTGGAAAACCCGTGATTTCACATGATCAAGGTGTTTTGGGTACAATTAAAAATGATTCATGGGTGGTTCTCCCGTCTAAAGAGATTCCTATTGACCATGCCTCGGTTCCACCATTTCTTGATAAAGTTTTTCATGGAGCATGGTGGGAGATTGATGAAAAGGAAACTTTTACTATAATAAAAAATCTCATCAAATAGTAGTAATGGATGAATGTGTAGACAGATTACAATATTATTGTGACAAACTCGCTGGCGAACTCGGTAAGATTCCCCAAAACTACAAACTCATTGAACAGTATGGTCACTTAGATCAAGAAGTTTACAACATCGGTGAGGAATACAAACTACTAAAAATAAAATTGGATGAACTGGGGCATAGGATCAATTCATCTAATTTTGGACTAAAAATGATAGAGGTTGAAATTGAGAACATCAAACAACGACAGTCTTCTCGTGACCAACATGAAGATCCGTATTTACCATGATTTCAAAGCCGGCATCTGTGAGATTTTTACAGAATGAGACATCCTCCGAGCAGGTGTCCCTCAAAATTTTCCCATCTTCAGCTTCAATCTCTACGAGGGGGTAGCTAAAGTATGGATACTTCAACTTCTCTATGACCCCTCTCCGACACGCAAAGAAACCCATCCCACTGTAGGCCACCGGTATATACTTGTCGGCGGGAAGGTCTCTCATAAATTCAAAACTCCCATACTTTTTGAAGTACTCGACGTCCCATTCTTGGACGGTGGCGAAGTGAACTCTATCCTGCATTCGGTACAAACCCGAAACAACTGGATACTTCTTGGTGTCCTCGATAAGTTCAATAACCTGTTCGGGTGTGAAAATTATATCAGAATCTATGGTCAACCAAACATCATAGTTTAGGGTGCCACCAAAGGGCACCTGGTCGGCACCCCTTAGTACATCGAGACCTAGGGTTTTCATACGAGAGTAGGTCACGTAGCTGGAATATTCATTTGTGACCACAACTTCATATCCCTTCTTGCTCAGGGACATTACAGTTTGAGTCCAGTTCATGAGAAATGTTCCAGAGAAGCTTTTACCTGGTAGGGCTAGAACAACCTTCATTCTTTTTTAAACTCGTAAAACTTTAAGCACCTCCTTTACAGCTGGGTGCCGAACAATATCATCTTGATTCATACTAACGTGTTCGAGATATTTGAGATCAAAGAGTTGCATTTTATAGATAAGTTCGGAAAGACCATTTTCAATCGCGAGGTCGGATTGCTCCAAGTCCCCAGTGACTATGAGTCGGGTCCCTGGTCCAACCCTGGTCAATAACATTAACATTTGGTTTGGTGTGCTATTTTGCATTTCGTCGGCGATGATGAGGGTATTGTTGAACGTCCTCCCCCTCATGTACCCGAGGGGTTCAATACTAATACAGCGATCCATTTGATTATAGGTGAAATATTGTTCGAAGATGTCATACATTGGTCGTGTCCATGGTTCCATTTTTTGATTCATATCACCGGGGAGGTAGCCCATATCCTCATCGGCCGCCACAATGGGTCTCGTAAGGACAACCTTCCCACGTGGTTGCTTACGAATGTGTTCAGCTGCGGTATGACACGCGAGCATTGTCTTCCCTGAACCAGCTGGACCAGTTCCAACAATAATTGGCTTACCTGAATTGAGGGCAATCATATATTTACATTGTCCAGCAGTCTTTGGAAGATTCATATATTATTTAAAGATTTTTTCCTTATATAATTTATATGGAGTTCCTTCTTGTAAAATTTATCCCATGTAAAACATATCTGAGTTTAGTAGATCCAAATGGTAAGTCTAGGTTTGCTTGTTTTTCTGAAAAAGATGTAGGTATTAATTGTATAAAATATGTTTCTCATTTTAAATTTAAATATGGTGTATGGCCAATACTTGACATGTCTGACAATAGAAGGAAAGTTGAGCCAAGGTTAGAAGGAATCGTTAAAACACCCAAAGAAATAGCAAAGGAATTTAAACTCGAAAAATTTGACTACGATGGTATAGATAAAATGTCAATGCGTTCCAATGTTTCCTTTTACTGTATATTAGATTTCAGTACCTCGATGTTTAACGGTGAAGAAATGATTGCCATGTCTGGTCAAGAGATGGATGGTAACGCCGACGACTACATGTACAGAAAGGTTTTGAATGATGGCTTAAACATTACATGATAATTAACAATAATGTGTGGTATCATAGCCCTTTTTGGTGAAGAAGTTGAGACATCATCACATCTTCTTAATCACAGGGGACCCGATGACTATAAAAGTGATACATTGGGTAAATGTCGTATGGACTTCTACAGGTTGGCCATTAATGACCTCACACCCGCGGGTATGCAACCTTTCCGGAGAGGTAAATACATGTTAGTGTGTAACGGTGAAATCTATAATCACCGGGAATTATCTATCGAGCGGTGTCCAAGTAAGAGTGATTGTGAAGCTATTTTACCATTGATTAAGTACTACGGGATTGAAAAAACTTTGGGACTTTTAAACGGTGATTTTTCATTTGTCTACACAGATGGTAAACGTGTCGTAGCGGCACGGGACCCTGTAGGTGTGAGACCTCTTTTCTATACGAGATATAGTCCTACCTCAATTGCATTTGCAAGTGAAGTGAAGGCCCTTCTCTCTTTACAAAGTAAGATTCACATATTTCCACCTGGACACTTTTACGATTCGTACATTAACGATTTTGTGTGTTATCACACTGGATACTGGAATGTTCGTAAGTATGTAAAAGCTGGATTTCACACTCAACTCCGGGAAACATTTGAAGATGCTGTAGACCTCCGTCTCAGTACTACTGAACGGGAGATTGGTTTCTTACTATCTGGTGGTTTAGACAGTAGTCTCATCGCATCTATTGCTACACGGAAGTTGGGTAAGATTAAAACGTTCTCCATCGGTCTCGAGGGAAGTCCAGACTTGGAAGCTGCCCGAATTGTATCCAAATACCTAAACACGGATCACACTGAGGTGACCTTCACACCAGAGGAAGGTGTGGCGGTACTTACATCGGTAATCAAATCCCTCGAGTCTTACGACACCACTACAGTGAGAGCGAGTACACCAATGTGGCTTCTATGCAAGTACATAAAAGAGAACACAAACTGTCGGTACATATTTTCGGGTGAGGGGAGTGATGAACTATTGGGGGGCTACCTCTACTTCCATAACGCACCAAGTGTTGATGAATTTGCTTGTGAAAATATGCGCCGTCTTCGTTTGATTCATCAGTTTGATGGGTTAAGGGCTGATAGGTGTGCAGGCGCCCATGGTTTGGATTTGATTGTTCCATTCTTAGATAAACATTTCATTGATTTTTGTATGACTATAAACCAAAATGAAAAAAGGGGTGGCGTTGAGAAACGTATCCTACGGGAGGCCTTTGAGGGATACCTCCCCAGAGATATTTTATGGAGACAGAAGGATGGTATGAGTGACGCAGTTGGGGCGAACTGGGTTGATGAGGTGAAAAAATATGCTGAATCTAAGGTGAACGATGATGAATTCAAACATATACTGTGGACTATTGGTTGTTTCGGTAGTCACAATATCCCTCTCACCAAAGAGGAAGTGTTGTACAGACAGATATTTTGGGACTTTTATGGGAGAGACTGTGACCATCTTATTACAGAAATATGGCGTCCCAAATGGACTAATATAACCGATCCCAGTGCGCGTCTACTTATAGAAAAGAATTCAAAGTAATATATAAATGGTGAACTTTGTCAAAGGTTTTGATTGTAAAAATGAATCTCATGTCATGTGGTTAAAAAGGGTTGGAGGTGCGATGGCCAGAGCGACTGGTGATGGAGATAAGGTTGATATTATTGGTATTGTAAATGATAACCCCATCGAGGGTAATCCAAAAATGGATAACCCGATGGATTGGGCTTACATTCATTTTCAATTGGCCATGAAATATACAAATGCGGTTTTAAATGGGGTGGCGTTCGTCCCACCCTCCAAATAATTTATATTCTTCAAGTGTAAAATCTTGGGGTTCAGAATTTTCATCCATTCGAACGAGGAGCACCTTTCCATGGACCTCTTCTCGGTCAAATGGTGGTGGTAGAGTATTTTCATTCGTCGTCGACGTCGATGTTTCCGCTTTCATGATCACGACATCTATTTCAGGCCACTGCCCTATGAAAGTTTGTGGTCCACCCAAAAGTTTGAAAATTTCATTTTTTGACGGTTTAATGTCCAGTTCAATCGTCTCAATACAGTCTTTTGTTTCGTGTATAAGTACTGCCAATGTCATCTATCCTTATTTCTCTCTCATAAAAAAATATTTGTAAAATATAAATGAAAGACGTGCACATTAAGGTTGCCATTGTGCTTATTGTGGCTATTGTTATGTTCCAGCGGTGCCGTGAAACCTATGATACCAATTATCGATATGGTTTTGTAGACACCAACCCAACTCGGCGTGTGTCTGGGTTTTTTGATGACTGTTCTCCTGAAAATATGGAGGACTGTAAGCGAAACAATCCCTATGAAGGACTTCCTCTGCCCTAAGTCAGTTAAAAACTATCTTATTTATATACAAAAGATGGACAGTCCTATGAGGAAGTTCATCGTTGAACGATTTTCTACTCTTCTCGAGATTCCTGAATCTGATCCAATCTGTATCAATCTCGAGAAGAATATATTCAATTATGCGATAGATAGTACTAATGGAGATGCTTCATGGGATAATAAGTGTTTTGTTATGTTTTACAAAAGTAAATTTTTATCAATTCAATTTACAATGAAAAATAATCCAGAAATTAAAAAACGATTGGTGGATAAGAAGATTAAAACTGTTAACCTTGTCAATATGAGACCCGAAGAATTGTGGTTTGACGGACCACGTGCTAAAACGATAGATGAAAGAATCCACAAGGAGATGAGGAAAGAATATCTTGCAAAAGAAATGAAAAACCAGGATGGGTTTTTTACGTGTAATAGGTGTAAGTCTAAAAAGACGACGTACTATCAACTTCAGACAAGGTCGGCTGATGAACCTATGACCACGTTTGTAAGCTGTCTCAACTGTGATAAAAATTGGAAATGTTGAGTATATGTTCAGAATCTGTCAGGTCCGTTGGCATATCACCGACAGATAGAATGAAATTATAGGGCAATTGTTTCTTCATATCAGTTTTATATTGTGCACTAGTGAACCCCAAATAGTCATAGGGTATTTTATACGATTTTAGTTGTTCTATTGTCCATTTGATAACACGATTTAATCCAGGTCTCGCCGTAATAATTACAATATTATAACCTTGGGTTTTTGCGTCATATAGAAGTTCGACGATTGGTACATTGGGTTCACCATTTGTAAAAATTAGGGTGTCATCTATATCAAACATGACAGCATCATTGGGTAGAACGACACGCCCAGATATATATCTTCTACCCCAGTTCTTCAGGTTATCCATTAATATTATTAAAGATTTAAATAAATTATTTTTCAGTTATGATTGTTGATGTTCAATGTGAAGATAGTAGTGTGCAGATTGCAAAGATAATTAGTGAACCAGCACCAGAAATATACAGAGTTAGATTTATTGAAAAGTTGAAACCGTGTTTATATGACTTTTGTAAGGAAGATGAGATGATCCAAAAGGATATGGTGTCTGGTTTTTACGACGTTGAAAACCTTGAGGATACACATTTGTATGCTAAAGTTCCAGGTGGGTACGAACTTATAGATGATAGTGAAGACGAGGATTTCGAGATTTCAGAGTCTGATGAAGAAGAAAGTGAAGACGATGTTTCTCTCGTAGATGAAGAAGACCTAAGTTAAGAATCTAGGTAGTAATGTATATAAAATGGAGTATAAAGAACCAAAAAAACGTGTGACTAAAAACGATAAGAAAAAGAAGGGTGAGGTATATTCACAAAAACATATCAGAAATCAACTTAAACAAATGGAAGCTACAAAGAATAAGAATGCCTCCTTACACACCCCCGAGCACCCACTACTCTCAAATGGACGTGTCTGAGTATGATGAAGACCACATTTTTGCTTTCATTGGTAAGACTGGCAAGAAGTTCTATTGGCTTACTCACAAACTTGGACTTGATTACATGTGGTATGACAAGAGAAGAAGGGTCATCGAGCTGTGGGGTCCTTACTATACCCATGTAAGTGAACAATCGGCCCACCTGATCCGTTGTGAGCTCGATCATTTTATCAAACCTAAGTTAGAGAGGTCTTTACAAAAAAACCAAGATGAGTCCACACAAGCGACCACTGCCACGTGTTAAACCACCACCTTCAAATCGTGCTTATGAGCCAATCCCCGAAGGTCATTTTCTCCACTCCATCGTGAATCCCCAACCCACCAAATATTATGTATTTGAAAAGTTGGATGTTCACAAGAGGCAGGATTACTTTAGAATGCTCGAGAAAAATAATACAGAAATGGGAATTCCCTACGTTGAACCTGTTCTCCGCGAGTATGTACCAGTGGTGACACCCCCACCACCAGTTGAACCATATCTCGAATTTTCAGATCAGGTGAAAGTGAACATTCGTGTTTTGAAAAATGGGGTTGTTAGGGTGAAGATAAATTCAGCCATCGCGACGATGTTTGAAAAATATAAAAGACCAACACTTAAGATTATACTCCAGGCCTATAAGGCACAAGGGTTCAGTCAAGAGTTTTTGGACAGAATAAAAAAGAGACACCAAAAGAGACTCGAATTTTCTAAAAAGGTACCTGGAATTATTGATGGTATATTTAACAAGGAACCTGTGAAGAAGGTAAAGAAGGTGAAAAAGAAACCGGAACCAGAAGTGGACATAGAAATTGAAGAGGAAGAACAAGAGATTGAAGAAGATGTGATCCCACCAGAGGATGGTGAAATGGATGTTGAAGTTGAGATCAATGAGGAAGAGCAAGAGGAGGAATATATCTCAGATGTAGAAGAATAAAATATTTGTAAATATAAATGGATAGACGTACCATTATAATCGCGGTCCTACTTGTCATAGTCATAGTTTCACTTTGTTCAGTCAAAGGAAAGAGGAATGAAACATATGCACCAGGGAGTGTTGATGCTAAACCTCTGGTTAAAAAATACATCGAAGATAACGCCGATGTACTTTCCGAAAAACCATTTATCGTGTACGGTCTCTTCAAACAACTCACCAAAGATGAAAAATTTTTGAATGAGGTTCTCCAAAGTGCCAGGGATAACGATTCAAATATGTTATTGAATTTTTTAGAGACCCTCTAAAAAAAATATCCAGTAAATATAATGGTGTGTCCACTACCACCTAACGTCAGAAAGTCACATAGATGTTACGATACAATACATAATCCAGCTGCAAACTGTGACGGGGCAGACACTGGCCAAGACAGTGGTGGTTTAGGTCCAACGCAAGGTCAAAAATATCAGGCGTATGCACAACACTTCTGTTGTCGTAGACCAAATCATAAGTTTTGTGAGTGCTACAATACCTGGATCGAAGGGGGTAAGTTTTGTGACAGGGCTGCGTTTGAGAATTGGCCCGGGTGTAAGGATGTAAATCCATTATTCGAACAATTAAAGTCAGCTGTACCAGAGGGCCATGCACAGGTATTCACTGCGGAAAAGAGGAAGTGTTTGGGTATGGTATGCTCAGGTACTGGTAAATATATACCACCAAATGTGAATCAGGGATGTGGAGATGTTACCATTTGTTCTATGAACTTTGACCTCAAAAATATCAATAATAGTAAAATTAATGCCCAATGTAACATTGAAAAGGATAATAAAGTTGAGGGTGGAGAAGAGGCGATGAAGATAATTTTAGAAATGCAAAGGGAACTTGAACGCCTCAAGAAGGAAAGGGGGGATGATGCAACCGACGAGGAAGTCCTAGAGAAGACATCTTTTAAAAACATCGAAAAGAAGAATGGATTTTTGACACCTTTATTGAGTGTGAGCAGTATAGCGGTGATAGCTACTGGTATTGTAGTATTTATGAAAAGTCGTCCTAAGTGAGGATGAATTTTTGGAAAACTAACAATATGAATATATTCTTTCTATCCCTCGACCCTAATGAGATTGCACACATGTCATGTGATCAACACGTAGTTAAGATCCAATTGGAAATATGCCAGATGCTCTACACAGCTTGGTGTTTCTCCAATGAGGAAGACTTTGTTCACGCACACGCACCCTTCACCAAGGATGGAACGCGTCGCGGATACCGCCCCGCGCACCGAAAACACCCCATGACTATGTGGGTTGGTTCAAGTATCGAAAACTATATGTATGCGTGTAAGATTGGAATCTCTTTGACCCTCGAATACACGCGTAGATATGGTAAGGTTCATACTTGTGCTAGACACTTAATGTGGTTATGGGACAACCACCCACAACACTTCGAGGAGCGGCGAAGTGAGACTGCGTACTATTCACAAGAAGGTATCCCCGAATGTATGCCCGAAGAGTACAGGTGTCCAAGTGTTGTAGAAGCGTACCAGATGTATTACATGGTTGAAAAGTTTTCCTTCGCTCGGTACAAGAACATAGCCTCTGGTCTTTCTATTGGATCTTCATATCCCAAATCTTTTAGAAATATATGTTCCTCCATGGAATCCTTAAAATCGTGAAGTTCGATGAGAATTGTAGGCATATGTTTTTTAATAGTCTCCCTAGCACCTTCTAGAACTTGTAATTCATGACCCTCCACGTCAATTTTAATAAAAGATGTGACACCGGAGTATACATCATCTAGTTTTTCACAAGTAACTTCTAACGAACCCCCTCTCCAATCCTCGGGTAATGTAAAACCCGTCCCTCCATAATTGATGTGTGTATTTGATTGACATCCTCTATTAGGAATGAAAATTTCACTTATCTTATTTTCATTTGAAAGAGCGTATGGAAAAACTTCAACTTTGTTTCTCAATACATTATTCTTAACGTTGAGACCTACAATGTGGTGGTACACTGGTTCGAAAGAGTATACTGGACCATAATCAGAGAACATAAGAGTATTGTATCCAATGTTTGCACCTATATCAATAATATCTGTATCCTTTTTGTGGAACAAACGTACATCTTGTCGCATCCACCCATCCCATTCAAAACCGCGTGAAATAGTTTTCGTAATATATTCGTCATTCTTTATTACAAAAACATTATACACACCATTATTTACTTGATCGATATGTATGTTCATTATATAATTTTAATTTTATTGCTTTAAGTTAATGAACACCTGTCCACATCAAAAGGTCTTAATCCGGTGTCCTATTTGTAACGGCGGTCGGTTGTGTATACATGGTTTGATTCGTAGTATGTGTTCTATATGTATCAATTCACAAATATGTAAACATCAAAAACGTTTGGTAAGATGTGCAATTTGTTTTCCCAGTAAATGATAACAATGATTACTGCGACAACATTTTTCAATCATCCCAATGTAAAAGGTGTAATTGAATTTGAAGAGAAAGGTGGAAAAGTTTTAATCAAAGGAACATTGAAATCAAATAAATACCGAAACAGTACACATGGTATTCATATCCATGAAGCTGGTGACCTCACAGATGGGTGTTTAGGTGCATGTGGACATTTCAACCCGTATGGTAAAAAACACGGTGGTCCAAATTCTAAAGAGAGGCATGTTGGTGACCTTGGAAACATTCATTTTGACTCCAAGGGTGTGGCTAAATTCAGACTGGTCGATAGTCTGGTGAAGTTGAGGGGGACTAAAGCAAATGTGATTGGAAGGTCCCTCGTGATACATCAAGATCCGGACGATTTGGGTGTAGGTGGACATTCTGATAGTTTAACAACAGGGCATGCGGGTAAAAGAATAACATGTGCTGTTATTGGCTATTCTAAAAAAATGTGTATATAGCAAGATGTTCAGTCTTACAGCCCCATCTGTTAAAGTTTCCACCCAACGTAAACCTGAATATCAACCCAAGACATACAGTCAGTTTATACAGAGTGTAAAGGACAAGGAACTCCCCGTAGTTATTGTAAAACCTAACAAGAACATAGCTCAATTTTATGAGGAGAATGGAGATTATGGGGATGTCCAGATTGTTCAGAATGAAAAACTTTGGGAAGTTCTCATGGAAAGCGACAGTGATGTGATCGTGGACGTCTCACAACCTGTATCAGTGATTGATAGCATTCTTATATTTTTCTTCGTCGCCTACATTTTTACTTTGGCTCGAACATTCTTTTCGGGGGGTGGTGGAATGCCCAACCCCTTCCTCGGGTCTACGGATTTCAATATGGAAGAGGAGGTCACCACCCGCTTTGAGGACGTCGAGGGAATTGACTCAGCCAAGGAAGAACTTGAGGAGATTGTAGACTTCCTCAAGCAACCCGAAAAGTACTACGGAAGTGGTGCTCGAATCCCCCGGGGTGCCCTTCTCGCGGGTGCTCCAGGTACGGGGAAGACCCTCCTAGCTCGTGCCATCGCGGGCGAATCAAACGTCCCCTTCATCCAGTGCTCCGCCGCCACATTCATAGAGATGTTTGTTGGTGTTGGAGCTAAGCGTGTCCGTGAACTCTTCGAACAGGCGAGGGAGAATCAACCGTGCATCATATTTATCGATGAGATTGACGCAGTTGGGAAGCAACGCGGTGGAACGGTCACACCTGGAAATGATGAGAGAGAGCAGACCATAAACCAACTTCTTACAGAGATGGATGGCTTCGATAACGAGACTGGTATCGTTGTGATTGCTGCAACAAATAGGATTGATATATTGGATGAAGCCCTTCTCCGCCCGGGGCGTTTCGATCGTA